CGGCCGTGAAGCCACGGCGGGACGATGCAGAACCGGCCCTCGGTGGGCACGTTGGCCTCGTCGAGCTTCACCTTGAGCGGCACCAGGACGCTGTCGTAGAACGCGGTCGGTGTGCCGGTCGGGACCGCCACGGTGCCGACCTGGTTGGCGGCCTGCGCGCCGGTGTAGAGCGCGACGATGAACTGGTCGACGGTGTCGGCGAGCTTGTACGCGGCGCGGCGCATCGCCTCGGGGATCACGTTCCCCTTGGCCTGCCGGGCGTCGACGTCGTCGACGTAGAAAGCGAAATACTTAGCCTGGTCGATGACCAGTGTCCGCTGCGCGTCGGTCAGCTCCTCGGGAGTGATCGTCGTCGAGTTCGGCGTGTAGGTGCCGATCGTCGGGTCGCCGATCGAGGTGATCCGAACCGTGTCGCCCGCGTCCTGGATGTCGCCCTCGTAGTCACGGTTGACGACCATCGGGCCGCCGTAGACCAGTGCCTTGCGAAGCGCCACCAGCAGGTTCGCGGACCAAATCTGCGGCCGGAACTGGGTGATTGCCATTGGAGATCCTTCGGGTTATCTGATCCCGAGCAGGTCGTTCAGCTGGCCCTTCTCCTGGGCGTCGACGATCTGTTCCGGGTTCATGCGGGATAGGTCTGACTCGGTGAGCTGCGGAACCGAGGTGCCTGCCCTCGCCCCGCCGTCTGCCCCGGCCGCGAAACGCGGCGGAGCGGTCGGCGCCTGGCCGTTCGTGTAACTGGGATTGCGCTCCATCGCTGCCTTCACTGCCTCGCCGAGCGCGGTCGCGAACTCGGGCGTTCCCGGGTCCGCTTCGATGCCGTCGAGGGACTGGATGAACGACAGCGAGTCGAGCAGCGCGGCGGCGTGCTGCGGCGCTGTCTTGTAGAGCGCGAGTTCGACGCCGGATCTCCAGGCCGCGTCCTGCGCGTCCTCGATCTGTTCGGCGAGTACCGCCGGGTCGGTCGTGTCGGGCGCGAGCCCGAGCAGACGCGCCATCTCGGCGGTCAGCTGCGTGCGTGACGTTGTGTCCTGCGCCCGTTCCTGCTTGAGGCGGGAGTTTTCACCGCGCAGGCTCTCGACGAGATTCCATGCGCGCTGCGGGTCGAACGGCTGCCCGTCGCGTTCCCACGGCGGCGCCGCCGTCGGGGGCTGCGCGGGTGGTGTCGCCGGCGGGGTTGTGCCCGTCGGCGGGGTTGCGGGATCCGCCGGCGCGCCTGGCGCCGGCTCGGATGGTGCGGTCATACGGGTGCCCCTCCTGGGAGCGTCAGTAGCCGGACGAGCCGGCTTTCTCCGCGCGGCGGCGACCCGCCGCTGCGAGCTGCTGGAAGCGCCGTTTGCCGTGCTTACGGCGGCCGACGAACGCGGCCAGCGCCGGCGACTTGCCGGACTTGGTTAGCGCCCGGAACCGGTCACCGGTGCCGAGTTTCGGACGGTCCACAGTCGACCTCCGGGCATGACAAAGGGCCCGCCAGCTGGCGGGCCCTTCTGCGTTTAAGTGAGCTATTCGGTTGGGGGCTCAGCGCTTGAAGACGTAGTAGCCGTTGCCGTAGCCGTTGAGCTGCTCGAAGATCGTCGGGTCGGGGACGTCGTCCTCGCGCCACCGGCGGATAAGCAGCTCAAACCCAGGGTCGCTGAATACGAGCTTGCCATCGACAAGGCTGATCGTCTTTCCGGTGTCGCGCTCGGGGTGCAGGTCGAAAAGCCGCAGGACATTGCTCGGTGCCGTCATGGCCTCCACCTCCTCTCCGAACCGCGTCGTGTGACCCCAAGTGTAAACCCTCGGTGTCAAGCGGGCAGGCCGAGCCGCCGCGCAAGCCGTTCGACCAGATACTTCTTTGTCGGCCGGTCCGGCATCCGCCACCTCGGGACTCCGTCACGGACGAGCATTTCGATCAGCACCTTGTTCGGCTGACTCGCAAGGACGGCCATCGCCGCCGTGTCGCTGCCGCGCTGCTTCCGCACGTCTACGAGGTTCCGCGCGTCGCGGGCGCCTGTGATCGTCCCGACACCCTTCGGCAGACGCTTCGGCGCGGCCCGCTTGCGCACGAGCCGCACGGGCGCGCCGAAAAGGGCAGCCCGCCGTGCGCTCATTGCTGCCCGAGGAGAGAAGGGAGCGCCGGGATTCTGCCCGACAATGCGCGGCGCACCGGCCGGGGGTGCGACGGGGGCCTGCGACTGTGTCAGGCGGGCCGGCGGCAGACGCCGCACCATCACGCTCAGCGGTTCCTGCAGCTCCCGCTGCAACGTCGCCGCCGACACCTTCGGGCCCCGCTCGCCGGGTAGCCGGGCTGGAGTACGTCGACGCGGCACGAACGTCTGACCGGGCGACCAGTGCAGCGCTTCGATCAGCGCCGGCCGGTCCAGGGTCGGGTCGACTCCTCGGGCCCGCGCGACGATCTGCAGCACCTCGGGCGGCTGCGCGCGCAGGACTCGTAGCTGGTCCGCGACTGACATCTCGCGAAGCTGAGCCCACTTGCCGAGGAGGTGCGCAGCCCGTTCGGCCGGCGGGTTACGGGTGGCGTGCTGGCCGATGGCGTCGAGCCGGGCGAGGGAGAAGTCGAGCCACTTGCCCCGGCCGAGCCGTTCAAAGTCGGGCCGTAGCGCTTCGAGTTTGGCGCGGATGTCGGCGACCTGGCCGGGGCTGAGGTCGTTGTCTGTCCACTTGCCACCCCAGCCGCCCGACCGGGTGAACCGGGCGACGAACCCGTGCGTCATGTGTTGCGCTTCGGCGGGATCCTGGCCCCGACGGACGACCATCCAGGCGAGGCCGTGGTCGATACCGTGGATGTCAAGGTCGCCGCCCTGGCCGACCATCCAGTTCTGATTGTGACGGTCGTGGTTGCCCACCAGCAGGTCCAGCAGGCCCATCATCAGGCCGTCGTGGCTCTCCAGAACGTGACGCGGCGGCGGGTCGCCCACGCCGATACGGAAGTGCGTATCGGCCCGCTTCCCTTCGACGAACTCCATGTAGATTTCGGTGTCCGTGTGGCGGTAGACCGCCGGGACGGGAACGCCGAACGCGCGACCCACCATCGCGGCAAGCTGCTCGGAGTCGGCCTGATCCTCGGGGCTGTGACCACCCCAACCATGCAAGCCGACCTTGACGACCGCCTTGCTGCCGTCATTGAACTCGACCAGCTCGGTGCGTCCGACGGCGCCCTGAGCGAGCATCGTGCGCCCGCCGGGTTTTTCGCCGGACGCGATGCCTGCCCGGATGCGGGCGATCGCAGGTTCCTGCCCGGCGCGGTGGTACTTCGTCTCGCCGTCGAACGCTGGCGCGGCTTTCTTGGCGGCCTTCGCGACCTTCGCTGGCGCGGCTTTCTTGGCGACGGCGGGTGCGCTCGCGGCGCGCGGTCCGCTCTTGTGGGTGCCGGCGAGCGCCCGGATGGAGGGCGGGACGTCGCCGGCGCCGCGTAGGCGGATCGGCCTGCCGGCGGCGAGGTGCCTTTGCTGGTTGGCCTGCCCGGCGTTGAGGACGAGTGCCCACACCAGCCGGCCGCGCTCGTCGACTTGGGGAGCCCACGCCGTCGGCTGCGGCTTGACGCCGCGCCGGCGGGCGAGCACGTCGATCACTTCGGGCTTCTGGCCTCTAAGGAACTTGAACGCGTCGATGCCGTGCATTTCCCCGATGTCTGCCCACCGGGCCTCGAGCCGATCGGCCTGCCGGGCGGCTGCCACCGGACGCGACCCGCGCATCGCCTTCGCTGGCGCCGGTGAGGCGAGGCTAGATGTGTAGGGCGACTTCGCGCCGGCGCTGTCGGCGCGGAGCGCGCCGACGATCGACTTCGTCGGCTGGCCGCGTCTGACCTTGACGCCGCGCTTGCGGGCGTGAGCGAGCAGCCTCGGCCGTTTCCACGCCATGCGCGGGTCGGCGGTGCGGCTGCCGGGCTTCATAACGGAGGGGGTTTGCTGCCTGATCCCGCCGCCGGACAGCATCTTGATGATGGCGTGCAGGATCGACGACTTGCCGATAAACTGGCCGCCCTCGGTGAAGCCGCGCGGGGCGTGCAGGGGCTTCTTGCGTGGCACACCGAGCGCCCGCGCGGCACGGCCCATGTCGCCTCCCCTATCGGATGTAGTCGTGTAAACGCAGCAGCCGCACAGCTTCGGCGCGGTCGCCCCGGGCCTCGCGGTAAATCTGGCGCGGTGTGATGCGCGGCCGGCGGCCGGCGGCCTCGTACGTGTACTGGCGCCCGCCGGCGACGTACAGCCCGCCACGGTGAATGTTCGTGACGGCGGCGATGTCTGCCCCGTCGGCGATGGCCTGCTGCTCAGCTCGGGACCAACCGGCCCGGGACCGCTCTTTCGGTGTGAGCGCCGCGTAGATGTCCTGCGGCGACGGCACGTCGGCGACGTTGACGTCGGCGACCGGGACCATGCCGCAGTCGCAGTCCGGGTGCCGCTCGAAGCCTTCCGACCACTTGTAGATCCGGCCGGCGAGGATGATGCACCGGGCGCACGTGGGCCCGACGATCAGGCGTATGTAGCCCTCCACTGCGGGCTCGGATGTGAGCGCGACCCCCACTGCGGCCCGGCTCGCGTCGGCGACCTCAGTGCGGACGATCGTGTCGAGCTGGTGCGCGCCGAGGCGCAGCGCCTCGTCGACGGTGCGGCCCGACTTGATAGCCGACAGTGCGGTGATGGCCGGCTGGTAGAGCAGCTGCTCAAGGCTGCGGCCGTCGGCTGCGCCGGCGAACGACTCGGGCACCAGCTCGTAGGCGGCCGGGCTTACGACGCTGGCCGCGACGTACGGCTGCGCGGTGCGGGCGGCGGCGACCTGCGCGCCGGCGACCGCTGCGGCCGTGGCCGGCACGCGGCGGCTCCACGAGCCGGCGATGTCGGCGACGTCCACAGTGGCCCACTGCCGGGCGGCGATCGCGGCGGCGGTGCCGAGCAGCAGCTGCCGCTGCAGCCGGTGCGCTTCGGCGTCGGCTTGCAGGAACGCCCGACGGGCGGCGGCGTCTGCGGACAGGAACCTGCGACGAGCTGCCGCGTCGGCCGACAGGAACCTGCGGCGTTCGGCGGCGTCGTCGTCGAGATACCGCCGGCGGCGGTCGTCAGTCTGCGTCGGCACCGGCTGCCGCCGGCTGGATGCTCGGCGCCTTCGGCTTGCCCTGCTGCGAGCCGAGCGCGTCGACGGCCTTGCTGAGCGGATCCTCCGCCAGCTCCTCGTCGCGCATCTGCATCAGCCGCTCGATCTCGGGCGCGGACAGGCCGTACCGTTCGGCGATCCACCGGAACGGGAACCCGACCGTCTTGAGCTTCGCCAGCGCGTCGACGAGCTGCGCCTCGGACCGGTTTTCGGCGTCTTTCCATTTGACGACGCCGGTGCGGCACTGGTCGGCGACCTTGTCGTCGCCTCGCACGAGCGCGAACAGCCGGAACACGTCACGCGTCGACGGGCCAAGGAACAGCTGCGCCTCGCCGACCTTCTGCACCAGGCCGGTTTCGGCGGCGCGCATACCGTCGGCTGACACGTTGACCATGCCCTTGCCGAGGATCAGGTAGTGCGGCGGTGTGCGGGTCTGCGCCGCGATGTGCGCGACGCCGGTCTCGACGACGCCGGAGAAAACGTCCAGCCGCGCCGCTTCCCATTGGGAGATCTTCGTGTTCTGGCCGGTGAGCCACAGGATGCGATCCTCGGCGAGCTTTTTCATGTCGACGGGCCGTTCGCCGACCTGCACGCCGTTGTTGTCGAGCACCGGGATCATCGGCGGGTCCTGGCCCATCACAACCCGCGCGGGCATGGACGCGAAGTCGGCGGCCGTGAAAAGGTACGCCCACAGCAGATTGATCGCGTCCTGCATCGCCATCGTGCCGGCGATCTCCGACAGCGGCAGGTTCCCGAGCATCGGCCGGTTGGGGAACTCGATGATCGGCACCTCGCCGAGCGGGTTGGGCATCGGGTTGGGTGACACCTGACGCAGCCGCCACGCGTTGTCGCCGGACACGCCGGGGATCACTAGGCCGGAGGTGGTGGCAAAGAACGACGCCGCGACCGGGTTGCCGCCGGCGTAGCTCGAGCCGTACCCGCCGCCGGCGGCCAGCTTCTCCGCCCTGTACGCCTTGCGCTCGAACTTCCACACCTCATCGGGCAGGTACAGCGTCGCGTACTCGTCGTCGTCGTCGCACCACGTCTTGAGCGCCGCGACCCGCTTGCCGGGCCGTTCCACGTCGTAGCCGACGATGACCTCGTCGGGCCGTTCCCACGTCGCGATCGGCTCGTTTTCGGCGGTGCCCCACACGAGCACGAACGACCGGCCGCCGATCAGCGACGCCAGGAATCCCTGCGACGACTGCGACTCCATGTTGTTCAGCTGCCAGTCGGTCCACAGCTGCCGCTCCGACTTGGACCGCTTCGGGTTGTCGTCCAGGGCGAACCCGTCGACGCGCAGCCTCTCTTGTGGACTGTTCGCCACCGGCGCGCACCAGTTGTCGGCGAACTTCTCATACCGCTGCGCGTGGAACTCGCGCCACTTGTCGGACGCGAACCGCAGCGGCTGCTTGCCCCGGTAGTAGTCGTCGGCCTTCGCCACGTCAGGCCGGCGCTTCTGCAGCTCGTCGTACAGCTTCTGCGCCTTCATCAACGCTGCGGCGGGTGTCAGCGGCAACGCGACCCCCTCGTTTAAGCGCTGTAGGCGTAGCTGATACGCGGCCACAGCTTCTTGGCGGTCGCGTCGAACGCCGCCTCCCGTGCCAGGGCCGACGACATCACGGCGTCGATCTTGTTCCGTGAGACGGGTTTGTCTTTGCGGATCAGCACGCCCTGCGGCCGGTGGTCCATGTGTGCGTTGCCGACGTGCCGCGACGTGATCGGGCAGCCGTCGTGAGTGAGCAGGCCGGCGAGCGCGTCGGTGCGGAACCGCTCGAGCGCTTCGGCCATCTGCCGCGTCCGGTACGTGGCCCACCGCTGCACGATCTTCTCGCCGTACCGCGACGACCACTCGTCGATCTCCGACTGCCAGTACGGCGGGTCGGCGTAGAACAGGACCACCCGGTAGCGGCGGAACAGCTCGGCGACGGCGGCGTTCACCTCGCCGCGCGGCGTGTACCCGCTGTGCTGCGCCGGATCCCAAATCATCGGCTTGCCCGACGCCTCGAACGCCGGCGTGAACTGGTAGCCGTCCTGCGTCTCGCAGCGAAGCGCGGTCCAGTCGTCGGAGTCGGAGCCGTCGAACCCGACGCACACCAGCGCCCGGTCGGGGACCGTGCGCGGAACTCTCAGGTGGTCCCACGCGGTGCGTTTAAGCCACACGTCGTCGCCGGCGTGGACCTGGTTGAGGTAGAACCGGCGCGACATGCCCTCGCGGGTGCGCGGGTCGGTGATCTCCCCGACGAGCCCGTCAAGGTCCAGCCACAGCGAGTCGCCACGGGCGGCGATCAATCCCTGCCGAACCTGGTCCGGGTCGGTGAGGTCGATCCCCTCGGGCGCCTCCAGCGAGTCGTACATGACGTCGCGCTCGCCACGGCCGGTCAGCGACGAGACGTACGCCTCGTAGTCCAGCTCCGCGTCCGAGCCCTCGCCCGGGTTGTGCGCGTTCGAGATCGACAACGCGCGGGCGTCGCCGCCGCGTGCCTTCGCGTTGTTACGCGAGATCACCTCGGACATCGCCAGGCCGTCGTTTGACGCGAGCCAGTGGTGCGGTTCGTTCTTGAGCGAGAACGTGGTCCGCTTGCCCTCCAGCGCCCGGGGTGAGGACGTGACCGCCTCAAGCATCCCGTTCCGCGTGTAAACGATCTCTTTGCCGACGTCGATGCCGTACTCGTCGACCGCGTCGTCGGTGAACAGGGACGGGAACAGCCGCATCGTGTTCTTGGTCTGGTCCAGGCTCACGGCGGCTGTGATGACCCACGGCGACGGATGCGGGATCGCCACCGGCAGGCCGTGCTCGTCCCAACCGCCGAACCGGCACGGTCCACATAGCTCGGTCGCGCACAGCGTCGCCCCGACCGGGTCCTTGCCCCAGCCCTTCATGCGCCGCAACATGCCGCGCCGGTACAGGAACCGGCCGCGCTCGTCGACGGCGTACCACCACAGCACGAAACGTGCCTGCTCGTCGGTGTAGTCCCACGGCTCGCCGGCGCCGGGCCCGTCAGGCTGGCGCAGGTTGAGCCGGGTCCACGTGAGCACCTGCCACCCGAGCGTGCGCTGCGGCAGATACCAGCCCGTCTCGGTGCGCCGCCACGTCGGCCCGATGCAAACCGGCTCAGCCAGCGAGGCGAGCGCGGTACTCATCCATCGCCGCCACACCCGCAGGCACCTGCGCCGGCGGCGACGTCACATCGACCTTGATCCGCGCCTTGAGCCGGTCCACGTGCGTAGCGCCGAGCAGCGACTCGTTCTGCCGGATCTCAGCCAGCTTCGTGTAGTGCGGCCGGGCGTAGTACGACGCGACCATCGGCGCGAGCATCGCCAGCCGCTGCCAGTCGGTGTCAAGGAACGTCTCAGCCAGCGGCGACCGGCGCCACGTCTCCCACCACGCATTGGTCAGCGACTTGACCTCGGGCTCCCACTTGAGCGACTGGTCAAACGTCGCCTTCGCGAGCGTCGGCCCGCGCAGCATCCGCGACGTACGCGGCACGTGAACCGCCACATCCGAGTACGTGTCAGCGTTGCGGCGGCGGCGTTTCTCCGCCGGCGGGGGTCCGGGCATGTTGAGCCACCTCTCGCGACACCTGGCCGCGCTCGGTTACGCGGGCACCTGGCCGCGCGTGAAGTCGTTACAGTCCGTAGTCGGTCGCCGCACCCGGAACCCGTACGCAACCCGAAACCGC